AGTCGAAACCCCATAGGGAGCCCCGAAATGGCGAAACCCACCACCGCCCGTCCAGGGGCGTTTATCATCTCGCTCTGGAACGGTTCAGCGTTCACCGCGCCGTGCGGCTTCACGTCGAAGTCGTTCCGGTGGAACCGGAGCCTTGCCGAAGTCAACATTCCCGACTGCGACGATCCCGACGCCGCCGCGTGGGTCGGCCGCGACGTTGAGTCGCTTTCGGCCAGCGTCAACGGCGATGGAATCCTCGCGGCCGAGGCTATCCCTACGTGGATGAATGTCCTCAACACCATCGATGCCGTGCAGGTTCAGATCGAGATCACTTACACGACGGGCGTTCTCACGGTAACCGGCGACATGCAGTTGACGACGCTGGAAGTCGGCGCGCAGCAGGGCCAGAAGGTCAACATCAGCGTGTCGATGGACAGCGACGGCGAGATGGAAACGGAGTGGAATCCGGCATGAGCCGAGACGCCTCCGTAACGCTTGAGTGGGGAGACGGTGATTATGTCTTCCGGCTCGGGCAAGGCGAGTTGATGGAGCTTCAGCAGAAGACCGACTCCGGCCCTATGTGGGTTCTCAACCGCATGATGGCGCCGACGCCGGAAAACCGGGGTTGGCGCATCGAGGATATCCGCGAGGTTATCCGCCTCGGCCTGATCGGCGGCGGGCTGGAGCCGGTGAAGGCGCTCCGTCTCGTAAGGGTCTACGTCGAAGCCCGGCCGCCGATGGAAAACCTGTTGTTCGCGCAGTCGATCCTGGCGGCGGGCATCATGGGCGTACCTGACGAGCTACCGCAAAAAAAAAGCGCAGCGTCGAGGAAATCGACAACCTCCCCCGAGGCAAGTGGCGATGGTCCGCCATCATCGGCGCCGGTGCCGCAATAGGCATGTCGCCGGCCGAGGTGAAAGCCTGCTCGGCGTGGGAGTTCGCCGCCGCGGTTAACGGCTGGATCGACGCCAACGTGCCGGACAAGCCGGGGGCGATGACCGCGAGCGAGGAAGATATGCTCTGGGCCGCGGTCCAGGAGAAGATGGGCCTCGTTCAGTAAGGCTAGAGCTTGAGCGGGGCGAACCCGTGCCGGACCATCACGCGGTTGACCGTGGCGAGGTCAAGCCGTCCGGTGCGGAAGCACTCATAGAACGAACCCGCCGGTTGGCGGGATACGACGCCGGCCTCAAATTCCTCTAGACAAACCCGCGCCTCCGCGGCGAACCGTTGATCGCGTGCCTGCTCGGCCTGCGCTTCGCGGTCGCGAATAGCGCCGTATCCAAAGCCCGCGATGACGACGACGCAGGCGGCGGCGACCAGATACTTCAGCCAAGTGTCCATGGGCTCCCTCCATCAAACCAATCGGGTGAATATTGGCACAAGACGTTGAAAAGCTAGTGGTTCAGTTCTCGGCGGACGTAAAATCCTTTGAGTCGACCATGGCGCGTCTTTCCGGTGTCACCCGGAAGGAATTGAATCTAATCAAGAAAGAGGCAGCGACCTCCGGCGCTGTCGCAGATACCGCTTTTGCTGGCGCGGCCAGCGGGCTCCAGAGATACGGCAACGCCGCTTCGCGCGCGGCTCATTCCCAGAGGACTCTGGTAGGGCAGACGGGAAACCTCGCGGCGCAGTTTCAGGATATCGCGGTTCAGCTTCAGGCGGGCACGTCTCCGCTTACCGTGGCGCTCCAGCAGGGCACGCAGATCAGCGCCGTGCTCGGCGGGCAGGGCGCGGGCGGTGCGGTGAAGGCGCTCGGCGCTGCGTTGCTTTCGGTCGTCAGCCCGGTTTCGCTCGTGACCATCGGCCTAATAGCGGCCGGCGGCGCGGCGGTGCAATATTTCGGCAGCCTGCTAGGTGAAGGCGATAAGTCGGCCGAGGAACTCAAGCGCCAGTCATCGCTGATCCAGCAGGTTGCGAAGGATTGGGGAACCCTCGTTCCGGCGGTCAAAGCCTATGCGGATGCGGTGGCGGAGGCGCAGAGCGTTGCCGACCTCCGGGAGAGCGGGCAGGTTTTGCGCGCGGAAGCCTATGGAACGGCTAAGGAACAAGTCGAATCGCTGTCCACCGCGCTTGTGGTTCTCCGCTCCGATCTGGAACTTCTCGCGGGGCCGGAACAGGTTAGCTCAATCTCCGATCTGCAAAGCGCGTTCAATGAACTGCAGTCCAAGGTAGAGGACAACACGGCGACCGCGGAAGACGCGCAGCGGGTGCAGGATGCGCTAAACGCGGTGATGGCGCTCGGGGCGCCGACCGCGGAGACGTTTGCCGGATCGCTCGGCATCCTGGCGGGCGCCCTCGGCGGCGCGGCGGATCAGGCGGCGCGGGCGGAAAGCCAGATCGCGGCGGCCACGTCCGCAATGCGGCAATTCCGTGCGGCCGATGCGTTGTCGATGAAGAACCTCGAAGTGTCCGAGGCAACCGGCAAGCGCGAAATCCAGCGGATCGAGGACGAGAACAACCTCACCCGCGAGCAGATTGAACTCAAGCGCGAGGCGGCGTCTATCACTGACGAGGTGACGGGAGCCGGCGGAGTTATTGACCCGGACACGGCGGACCGCCTCGCGACGGAGCGGCTCTCCGCCGAGGACCGGCGGGCCGAACTGGCCCGCACGGAACGGAAGGCGGCGAGTTCTGGGGGTGGTGGCGGCGGCGGCGGACGGTCCGCGGCGGTTTCCGAAGCACAGCGCGAGCGCGAAGCGGTTACGAAGCTGGTCGAGCAACTGGAGTTCGAACAGTCGATCCTCGGCGCCACTGACCTCGAGCGCGAGAAGGCGATCACCCTTCGACGTGCAGGCGCGGCCGCAACCGATGCGGAGCGGGCCCGGATCGAGGAAATCGTAACCGCGACATACGCGCAGACCGAGGCGCTCCAGGCACAGCAGGACCAGTACGAATCCCTCCGCAACCTGAGTCACGACGTTATCGGCGGATTGGCCGAAGACCTGCGCGACGGCGTGAGCGGTGCGGAGCTCCTCTCCAACGCCCTCAACCGGGTGGCCGAAAGTCTTATCAAGGCTGGCGTCGATAACCTGACCGCCGGCTTGTTCCCGACCGGCGGGGCGACCCGGCCCGGCGGCATCTTCGGCGGCGCGATCATCCCCGGCATTCTCCATAGCGGCGGCGTCGCCGGCTCGGACGGATACGGGCACGGGCGATCCTTCTCGCCCGCGGCATTCGTCAACGCCCCGCGCTATCATACTGGCGGCGTCGCGGGCTTCCGTCCCGGCGAGGTGCCGGCGGTGCTTCAGCGTGGCGAGGTGGTGCTTCCCCGCGGGGCTAGCGTATCCGGCGGCGGGACTTCCGTTGTCGAGGTTCGCATCTCGGCCGATGTCGAGGCGCGCGTCTTGGAGCAGGCGGCGAACCAGTCCGTCCGCATCACGCAAGCCGGGATCGGCGCGAACAACTCGACATTGCCGAGCCGGGTTTCCCGGATTTCGAACGACCCGCGGAGACGTTGATGGCGTTGTCATTCCCTCTCGCGCAGGCGTCGTTCATTAGCCTGTGGCGGTGGTCCGAGTTCAACTTCGACCTCGAGATTTACGAGAGCATCAGCGGCACCCGCGGCGGCGAGCAATTGTCAGCCGAGATAGCCGAGCCGAAGTGGCGGCTGGACGTTCTTCTGAAGAACCAATGTTTGACCGGCTCCGCCGACCTCGGGGCGCTTATCCACGCCATGCGGAAGCGTGGCTCGGACGGGACGTTCCTCGCGCGCGACCTTCGCCGGAAGGGGCCTCGGGAGGATTACAACGGCCTCGGCTTGTCGGGGTATACGCCGACGATCCTGTCTATCTCCGGGCGCACCGCTCTGCGCCTGGCGGGCCTGCCGGACGGCTATGTGCTATCGCGTGGGGATGTTATCGGGGTGACCTACGGATCGAACCCGGTTCGTTATGGCTATATGACGATGGCCGAAGGCATCACCGCCAACGGCGCCGGGCAGACCGCCTATTTCGAGGTTAACCCCTTCGTTAAGTCGGGGATTACGGCCGGGATGGCCGTCGACCTCGTTAACGTCCCGGTGAAGATGCAGATTCGCAGTTACGACCCTGGGGTTTCCGTGCGGCGGGCGACAACCGGCGTTCGCCTTTCCGCGATCGAGGCTTTCTGATGCGCCCCACCCTTCCGGCAGCCCAAGCGATCCGCGAGCGGCGGGCGCATATCATCGAAGTGCCGATGGTGTGGATCGCCGCGCGCAACCGCGATACTGGCAACGTCGAGGGCATCGGCCTCTGGCGGGGCGAGGATGCCGAGATCATCACCGTGCCGGACCTCTTTACCGGCGTGGGCTCGGCGCGAACCTTCTACCATCAGGGCTTGCAGGATATCAGCGCGATCCGGCACGAGGCGGGGCTTAACATCCACGCCGTTACCCTTACGCTTTCGGCGATTGATACGGCGGTCAATACGGCGCTCCGGCTTTACGAGCCCCGCGGCGCGCAGGTGCAAATCTGGCGCCGCTGCTACGACCCTGACACGCGCTCGCCCCTCGGGGTTGAGGCGAAATATGCCGGCTGGGTTGATGAGATCGAATACACCCGCCCCGAGCCCGGCGGCGAGGCGGTCGTAACTCTAACGACGGTTTCCTTCTCGCGGATGCTGACCATTGCATCGCCGCGGAAGAAAAGCCATTCGGCCCAGAAGCGGCGCGAGGGGACCAACTGCCCGAGCGGCGATATGATCCGACAATACAAGGACGCCACGGCGGCTTGGGATGTGCCCTGGGGCGCTGTGGACCGGTGACAGGGTACGTGCGCCTGCCCGACTGGCTCACCCGTCTGTCGGCCTATATAGACGCCGTGCGGCGCTTGCCGTTCGAGGCCGGGCGCCATGACTGCGCATTGTTCGCGGCGGGCGCGGTGGCGGCAATGACCGGCAACGATCCGGCGGAAGCCTACCGGGGCCGATACGCGACAACGCAGGACGGGCTGGCTCTCCTCCGGGCCTCGGGATCGGGCGACCACGTAGAGCGGGCCGTCGAGTTGTTTCCGATGCAGCACCCCTCTCGCGGGCAGACGGGCGACATCGCCATCTTCGATGTCGAAACCGGCCTTGCCCTCGGGGTGGTCGTCGGCCCGCGCGTGTTCCTCGTCGGGCCGGGCGGGCTCTACACGGCCGACCTGATGGCGGCGCGCAAAGTCTTGAAGGTCTAGTAATGCCCAAATCGCTGCGCCTCCTAGCCGCCACTCTGGCGGCCTTCGTCGTTTCGTGCGGCGCGGCGCATGCGGACCCGATTTCCGCCACCATCCTCGCGCTTGGCGGGGCGTTCTCGTCGGCATCGGCGGCGGTCGCGGGGGCATGGGCGGCGGCGAGCGCGGCGACCGGCCTTGCCGGCGTCGCCTTCAACGTCTTCACCCAGCTTGCCGGCGGCCTCGTTCTCGGGGCGCTCTCCCGCGCCATCGCACCCAGGCAGAAGCGCACCGTTAGCAGCGGTACCCGCGTCAGCATGACCTTCGGGGAGACGAACCCCGCAAGCTTCGTCATGGGGCTCGGGTGCACCCCCGGCGAGTTACTCTATCATAACTCGTGGGACCGCGCGGGGAACAACACCCCAAACGAATATTACGTCCAGGTTATCGAGCTTTCTGACCTTCCCTCGAGGCTGGAGAGGGTCTTCATCAATGGCGAGTGGGCGACGCTGAAGCCGGCGGAAACCGTTGGCGACGTGGCGGGCCATAACCCCGTTGAGGGCTATACCGTCGACGGCTACGAATGCTTGTGGGTGCGGTTCTACGACGGAACCCAGACTGCGGCCGACCCCTACCTCGTGGCGAAGTTCGGCGCGCATCCAGATCGGCCATGGACGGCGGATATGGTCGGCCTTGGCATGACGTATGCCATCGTCACCGCCCGGCTGAAGCAGATCAATCGCCAGAAGCCGGAGTGCAAATTCCAGATTCAGGCGTGGGGCCACTACGACCGCCGCAAGGATAGCACGGCCGGCGGCGTCGGCGCGCAGCGGTGGGGCGACTGGACGACGTGGGCGCCGTCGCGCAACCCCGTCGTTCTCATCGACAACATCCTCCGCGGCATCCACGACCCGATCAACGGCGAACTGATCTGGGGCGGGCAGGGGATCACCAACTACCACCTTCCCGCTTCCACGTGGTTCGCGGCGATGAACGCTTGCGACGCGGTGCGGACCACCTCCGGGGGCGATGAACCGGAGTACCGCGCCGGGATCGAGGTGCTGGTTTCCGACGAACCGGCCGACCTCGTGGACGAGCTCCTTAAGGCTTGCAGCGGGCAAGTCGCCGAGATGGCGGGCCAGTGGCATATCAAGGTGGGACCTCCCGGCCCTGCCGTCTACGATTTTACCGACGCAGATGTCATCCTGACCTCCCCGGATACGTTCAAACCGATCAGGCCTCTTGACGCGCTCTATAACGGCATCGCGGGACAGTACGTGGACCCCGCGGCAGGATGGGTGGCGAAGGACGCGCCGCTCCGCATCAATGATGCGTACATTGCCGAGGACGGCGGCAAGCAGAACATCGCGGACGTAAGCTATCCCTCGGTCCCCTATCCCGGCCAAGTCCAGCGGCTGATGCTGACGGCGCTTAAGGACGAGCGCCGCCAGCGTGCGCATTCGCTCCCCATGCCGCCGGAGTGTGTCGCCCTAGGGCCGCTGGACGACGTGTCATACTCGAGCGTCGAGAACGGCTACGACACGAAGAAATTCGCCGTCGAGATGGTCGAGGACTTGCCAGACGGCAACGTCGCCATCGCCATCCGTGAGCGCGACCCGAGCGATTACGACTACAGCATTCTGGACGAACTCCCGACCGCCATCGGCTACCGCCCGCACCTGCCGCGACCGCCGCAGCTCGTAGACTTCAGCGTTGAGCCGTGGACGATTGCTGACGCGGAAGGGCGCCCGCGCACCCCGGCTATCCGCCTCAACTGGACGGTTAGGACCGGCGTTACCGGCATCCGCTACATGGTGCGGAACGAGGAAACGCTTGCCCTTGTCCAGACCGAGGGGCGGGCTTCCAAGAAGCCACCAGAGGATGACGGTGGATTCCTTGTCGCCAACGGCAACCCGGTCGTCGCGAACGCCGCCCCGGTTTCGTATCAGGTTATCAATGACCCGACTGCCGGTTATGCCATTCTCTCGGGCGAGGCGATCAAGGCGGTAACCGAGTACGGCGTTAATTGCATGTATGAGCCGGCCGACCAGGGGCGGGCTTGGTCCGGGTGGCTGACGGTTACGACGCCCAACGTCAGGCTGATCCTTGATGACTTCGCCGACGAGGTGACGGACGTTATCACCGATGCGAGGGACGCCGCGGACGCGGCGGCGGCGGAAGCCCGCGAAGCCTTGGCCAAGGCAAACGAGGTTTCCGACCTGATCGGCGGCATCAGCGCCGAACTGATTTCCGATATCGAGGATATCGTTGACCAGCTCGCGGGCATCTCGACCGGCGACATTCAGGAAATCCGCGGCATCGCCATGGCGGGGCTCCGCAAGGGCGGCTGGGCGGTTGACCCGACGTTTGACGAATGGACGCCGGGCGGGACTTCGACGCCGGTTCACTATACGACGGCCAACTTCGGCACCTACGCTACGCGGCAGGTATCGGCGACGAACGCGCCCTTCCTGACCTCGGCGCTTATCGACGTTCCCGCCGGGGATAACGGACCGGTTCTGGTTCGCTGCTCATCGGACGGCACCGATAATACGAAGGGCGCGGACCCGGCGGCGGAATACGTCGTCCTTGAAGCCCTGATCCGCGGAATCTCGGGCACGCTGACCGACTGCCGGTTGCGCGTAGAATGGCACAGCACGGCGACCTCCACTTGGGTTGCCGGCCATGCTTTCGACATCCAGAATTGCACTGGCCGGATGGTGACGGATTGGGGCTACAGCGTTGACCCCAACGTGGTGCAGAGCAAGGTTGTTATTTGGCAACGCCCGGTTACGGCGGACGCGGTGCGCCTCGTCCTCATCGTCAAGGCGGCCGGGCAGACCAACGCCACGGTGCTCCGCATTGATTACCTCAACTTCGGCCCGGCGACGGAGGCGGAGGTTAAAGCGCTCTTAGCGAATGGATATGCTGACGCTGCGGTGAATGCTTACCAGATAGAGATCGAAGGGCCGACCGGCGCGATTGCGGCTCTCGGATCGACGCTACGGACCGAGTTCGGCGACGCGGACGCAGACATCACGGATAGCCTCTTTGTCCTGACCAACGACGTTGAGAGCATCGCCGCGGCGCTAACCGTCGTGGAGACGCAATTCGGCGGGACGAACCTCGTCAAGAACCCGCAGTTCAGCGATGGGGTTAAGGCGGTCGGGGTGGCCCCGGCCAACTGGACCGACTGGGATGCCGGGATGACCGTGGCGCAGAAGACCGCGCCGGGCGTCGGCGCCGGCGCCTTGCAGGGCGCCCCGACGAGATACGTTGCTGTTTTCCCGTCCAACGACTGGGTTCATGATCTGCGGGCGCACCGCCCGGTTCCGATCCGTGCCGGCGAGCGGATCGAGGTAAGCGGACAATTCGCGGCATCGTCGGCGGCTACCGGAAAGGCCGTGACGCTCTGGGTCCGGTTCTATGACACCAACGGGGATGTCGTCTCCAGTGTATTCCCGCCCGCCCTTAGCCTGACCGGCGGGGCGACGTGGGTTACCATGACGCCCCCGGTGTTAACCGCCCCGGCCGGCGCGGCGACATTCAGCCTCTACGTCCGGGAGTTGGCGGGCGGGTCATCGACGCCCGTATATTTCACCAACGCCCAAAGCCGGATTGTTGACAACGCTTCTTATTCGTCGGCACAGGTCGCGCTTGCGTCCGCATCGACAGCGACGAGCACGGTCGCGACGTGGCAAGCCAGCGTTGAGGCACACTTCGATGATATGGACGCCATGGTTTCGGCCACGGCGACCGCCTACGCAACTGCGTCTTATGCCGCCTCCGCCTATGTCGTAAAGTTCCTGAACGGCGCATTTAAGCTCGTCGGCTGGAACGAAACGGACGGCTCGGGCTCGGCTATCGTCCTCGACGCCGACAACGTGATTGCCCCGGGCACACTGTCGACGGGATCCCTCGTCGTTACCGACCTAGGCTATAACAAGGTTCCGGACGACCAGTTGCAGTCGGCCGTTTCGTGGACTAGAAATGATGCGGGTTGGTCCCTCCTGCGGGTGGCGACCAGTGCATCGGCGCAGTCGGTCGGCGAAGTGCGCTGGACCAAAGCCAACTATGGCGGCTCGGTCGATCCGGTGACGTTCCGCGGCCCCGCGTTCTCGGTCAAGCCCGGCCAACGCCTCGAGTGCAGCTATCAGGGCGCGACCAACGGCACGGGGCGGATCTACGGCGGCGGTCGGCTTCAGTTCCTTGACCGGGAACTGAACTTCATCTCGATTGTTTACGCCCCCGGTCTTCTCGACACGACTGGCGGCATCCAGAAGTTAACCGGCCGGGTTGTCGTTCCCTCCGGCGCCTATCAGGCGCGGTGGTATTGGAGCCTTGACCCGGACCTCACGACTACGCCGGTCGCGCGGCTCTTTGCTCCAAGCGTAATCTCTAACGAGGATGCGTCGGTCCTCATCACGCCGGACGGGGCTTTCTTCGATCAGCTCACCGCGCAGACAGCGTGGATCGGAACGGCGAACATCATCGATGCTTCCGTATCCACGCTGAAGATACAAGGCGGCGCGGTTACGATACCGGTTTACTCACTGGCGGACGGCTCTATCGCACTGACGAATGTTGATCAGACCGTCGCAACCCTCGTCATCAACCGGAGCGTCGGCTTTGAAACCCGCCTCGGCTTCTCTTGCCAGTATGACGGGCCGAGTGGTGGGGATGCCTATATCGTCTTCACTGTAAAGCGCGGATCTACCACCGTCCGCGGAGCGCATCAGGGTAGAAGCGCCGCGCAGAACAGCTTTAGCTACGTCTGTATCGATGACAATCTTGGCGGCGGGACCACGACATACACCGTCCAAGCCCGCCGGGAATTAAGCGTGATTGGCGGGAATGTCTATCAACGCTTTATGGAGGCGCACCAATTCAAACGATGAGATATGCCGCCATTTCCGGAGGGAAGATCACTCGGATTACAACGTCGCGGGGGAGCTTATCGTTGCTGCGCCGGACAACGTAAGCGACCTGACGCACCGATGGTCATCGGGACATTTTGTTGTCGCGACGATGGCCACGCCCGCCCCCGATCTTTCCGCCATCCGGGCGGGGATGGCGATCACCCCGCGACAGCTTTTCATCGGCATGGTTCAAGCCGGGTTCTGCACTGCCGAGGAAGGCATCGCCGCGGCGACCACGGGCGCCATGCCGGCGGTAGTCGAGGGCGCCATAGCCGAGCTATCGCCTGAGGACCAGATTGCCGCGCGCATCACGTGGGCGCGGATGCAAACCGTCGAGCGGCTTGACCCGCTCGTCGGCCTTCTCGCGGCGGCGGTGGGGATCACCGATGCCGAGGTCGATACCTTCTTTGAAGGGTGCGCGAGCATATAACCATGGCAGACATCAACCTGAACTCCCTGACAAACAAAGCTTTGTCAGTCGGCTCCGGCTACCTTTTCGGCATCGATGAAAGCGGGGGCAGTGTCTCCGGATTCAAAATGCCGGTAACGGATGTCAAAGCCGCCAGCGACCTCGCCGCAACCGCGCTCCAGCCCGCCGCCGTGGCGGACATGGCCTATGAAGACCCCGCCGATTGGGTGCCGCGCAGCGAGTACGACGCCGACTTGGCGACGCTCGCCGCAACCAACGCCTTCCTTCAAGCCCAGATCGAGGAGCTTCAAGGGCTCATCGGGGTCGGGAGCATCGCCGTCTATGAAACCGACGTTTACGAGCCCGGAGTATACGCATGACACTTTCCCTCACGAAGCGGCTCGTTAAGGGCTCGCCCCTGTCGGCCGTCGAGAACGACGCCAACCTTTCCGCCATCGAGACGGAGGTTAACGGCAAGGTCGCAACGGGCGACAGCCGGCTTTCCGACGCCCGCGCGCCTACGTCGCACACGCAGGCGATCAGCACGATCACCGGGCTTCAGGCGGAGCTTGACGCGAAGGCGTTGGATGCCGACCTCGACGCCCTGACAACCACGGTCTCCGGCAAGGTGGCGACCGGCGACAGCCGCCTGACGGATCGCCGCGCCATCGCGGAAGGCGATTATGGCGGCATCGTCGTGGATAGCGGCGGCATCGTGGAGCTGGACGGGGACGCCGTTCGCGCGGCTCTGGCTACGGAGCCGCTCGCCGATCCGGACGGCGACCGCATCATGTTCTGGGACGAGAGCGCGGGAACCGGCGGGAGCCTCGGCTACCTCGCGACGGGGACCGGCCTTACCATCAGCGGCACCACGATCAGCGTTGATACGATCATCCCGCAGAACAGCAAGTCGGCGGCCTATACCCTAGTCCTCGGCGACGCCGGCAAGCACATCCTCCACCCGTCCGCCGATACGACGGCGCGTATCTTCACCATTCCGGCAAACTCGTCCGTGGCGTTCCCCATCGGAACGGCGGTGACATTCGTCAACCAGAACAGCGGCGGCGTTATCACTATCGCGATCACGACCGACACCATGCGCCTTGCGGGCGCGGGCACCACGGGCAGCCGCACCCTCGCGGCGAACGGCATCGCCACCGCTATCAAGCTGACTTCCACCGAGTGGATCATCTCCGGGACGGGCCTCACGTGAGCGGAATTCTTCTTCAAGCGGTCGTCGCGGGAAGCAATCCCAGCGGCGGCGGCGGCGACGTTACCGCCCCGGTCCTTTCCAGCCCTGTGGACACAGTCAACGGGCCGACCGCGGCAACAGGCGGCTTCACTACCGACGAGACCGGCACGGCCTATTGGGTTGTCCTGCTGACCGCAGACAGCACGCCATCGGCGGCGCAGATCGGTTCGGGCCTGAAGGCGGATGGCGTTACGGCGGCGGTGAAGTCCGGTTCGCAGGTGGTCAGCAGCACGGGCGCGAAGACGCTTTCCCCGGCGCCTACCATGCTGACGCCGGGGACCGGCTACAAGATCGCCTTCGCGCAGCAAGACGCGGCTAACAATTGGTCGAACGTCATCGTGGGCGACGGCTTCACCACCGCCGCTGTGGTCAAGGCGTTCTTCACCGCGGGCGTTACCAGCATAACCAATCCGATTGCGGCGACCGGGAGCACCGCCGTCGTGGCCGGGGATGCCGTTGCCTTCATGTATTCGGAGCAATCCAGCACCGTTACCGCGGGCACTCTGACCGACAACCTGGGCAACACCTACACGGCGTGCAACGCGGGGACGGCCAACGGCACCACCGCCGGCCTCGGGTATTATGGCATCATCACCGTTGCCGGAACGTTGACCTCCCTCAGCTTGACGGCGACGGCCAGCACTAACGACGCTTCCGTGAGCGGGGCCATCTTCAACGGGCCATTTACCGGGATCGACGCCAACCCGGTTGTGAAGACCGACAGCTCATCGCCGATGACCGGCACGTCTACGGGCGTTCTCTCGCAGGCGTCGGAACTCGTCGTCGGGATGATGGCGTCGTCGGCGAACGGCGCGCTCTCGGCAACGTCACCATGGGTTGAGGCGGGCACCCCCGCGTCTACGGGGCTTCGTCGCGCGCTCATTGCTTACCAGAACGTCGAAGCGACAACCGCGGTAACGCCGAGCTTCACCGCGGCAGCGGCGGAAACAACCGTCGTTCAGACGCTCTCGTTTGCGAGGTCTGCGTAAAATGGCTAACTCGATCTTCACCATTGGCGGCGTGCCGTTCTTCGGCCCGTTCGGGCAGGTGTATCAGACCAACGTCCCGGCGGCCCCGAACGGCGTGACGATTGGCGAGATAACGATTGAGGTGGACGAGGATATCGGCCGGACGTTTTCCGTAACGCTGGCGTCGTCGGTTTCCTCGGGCATCATCGAATTGTGGCTTAACATCTACGGCACATTGGGCGGGATCAAGCGGTCGGTCGCGTGGCAGGTTCCGCCCGCCCTTCTCACCACGATGAAGGCGTCGACCGGGGCCATCGTTCTCGGCACCGATGCCGATCTCCTCCCCGATGCCCCGGGGATGCAGATTGAGTTCTTCCGGTGGGTGCCGGAGGACGCGGACGGCGCGGGCGCGTGTGATCCGGTCTTCGGCGGCGAGACGGTGCCGAGCGACGTGCTCCCCGTCTGGACCCTGCCGCAGCCGGCGACGCTTACCGAGGGCGATGCCTTCTCGGTCGACTGGCACGACTACTGCCCGCTCGGGGCGTCCTTCGTCGTTACCAACGGCCTTACCGGCGGCATCTCGTCGGGGACCGGAAATCGGGATTACGACGTTGCCAGTCTCGACGTTGAAGACCCGACCCCCTTCCCGCTAACCGTCGAGGCGACGAGTTCGTCCGGGCATACCTCAATCGGCATTTGGCCGATCACCGTTGAGGCACTCGTCCTCAACCCGGCGCTTGTCTCCCCTATCGTTGACCAAACTGTCGTCAACGACGACTCGCTGGCGATCCGCCTTTCGGATCGGTTCAGCGGTACCGATCTCGTCTTCTCCCTCGAGCCGGCCGACGACGTTGACTTCGGCCTCGGCACGGGCGCGGACGCGGACCTATTCCATAACAAGCGGACACTCACCACGGCCCGCGGACCGCTGGAGTTTACCGTGACAGCAACGAACAGCGGCGGCTCGGCTTCCGACACCTTCAACGTTACCGTTTCCGTCGTCCGCGCCGACGCCCCCGTCTGGGGCACCGATGTTATCATGGGCGCGGCCGAGGCGACCTACACCGATTGGCGGACGGGCACCGTCGAATGGGCGTCGCCGGGCGGCACGCCGCTCTGGACGCGATCCGTCCCCGACGCGAACAGCACGGTTCCCGCGGAGCAGTTCGAGGAGTTCGAAAGCCTCGGCGGGGGAGATTACCGTATGCGGATGACCGACGCCACCAAGCGCGGCAACCCGGATACGCAGACGGCGACCATCACCCTCGGGACGGACCCGATCACCACGGTTAACGGCTCGAACCTCATCACCATTGCCAAGACCGCGCACGGGTTAGGCGTCGGCCGCAAAGTGACGATTGCCAACGCCCCGACGCTCAACGGGCTGACCGCCGCGCAGATCAACGGCACGCGCGCAATCGTCTCCAAGACGACGAACGCCTATGTCGTCCAAGCCGGCGGCAATGCCACGTCCGGATCCGCGGGCGGGGGAACGGGCATCACCTACACCGCTAACCGCGCCGATTATTCCGTGATGGCGCCCGGCGAGACCGCCGACATCCGCGTTGCGGTGCGGGACGGAAGCGGCGTCGTCAGCAGGTGGTCGGCGCCGATGCAGGTGCCCCAAGTGGTCACGCTGGGCGGACGGTTCTGGAGGTTCAACTCGCGCCGGCCGCAGGGCGCCTATACCGCCAGCCCGCCATGGGTCGGGGCGCTGGGCAACCAATACCAGCACGTCGTCGCTTGGAACAAGGGCGGCACGCGCGACACCTCGAAGCGGTATTACCTCTTCACAGGGCAGGACGAAAACAGCGTTTCGTTTTCCCCTGATGGGGGACGGACCTTCAGCCCTATCGTTGGCTTCGGGAAGTGGTCGGCATCCGAGAACGGCCTTTATTATAACTCGGATGACCTCACTAACGGCCTGCTCCTGTCGATGGGCGGCAGCGCCTACCTCCGCGGCAAGTGCGGGCTCTACGCTTCGACGGACGACGCCCGGACCTTCAGGCGGATCAACCTCAAGCGCACGGGCGGGGCCGATCCGTTCGCGAGCAACTACACGTACTTCCCGCGTGTCAATATGAACCTGATTGACCGGCGCCCGCAGAACGCCGCCGGCACGCTTACCGACGCGCAGCGGCCGATCTACGCCGTCGCCCAGCAGAAGAACAGCGCGGCGGTCTTCACCGGCTGCTATCTTTTCAAGTGGGCCGGCGGCGACATCCTGGACGAGGACAATTGGTCGCAGGTTTACGAATGGGCGACCGGCGATTTCGATGGCGCCACGTCCACGATTGACAGCGAGCAAGGGATGACGTGGGTTCGCGTCGCGGCGAATGGCGACGTGATCGTTGCCGGGCGCAGGGGCCTCTGGCTCTCCACCAATGGCGGAACTGCCTTCACCAAGAAATCCTCGGTTAGCGTCCGCGGGATCGCGGTCGACACCAAGACCACGGGCGTTTCCGGCGTTACCATCGGCATCTCCGATAAGGCGGGCGCCAACGACTTGTGCGTGCTAAAGACCGCGAACATTCGCGACACCGCGTTCTCGGCGCCGACCAATACCGGCCTGCCGACCAACGCTACCATCGTCTCGCTTCAGGGGGCCGACGCCAACTGGAACCGGCTTTATATCGTTTACAAGTCGGGATCGTCCTACGTCGCCAAGCTCTCGACAAACGGGGGAACGTCTTGGCAGGCGATCAACTCCGCCTCGCCGCCGGGCTATGCCGGCGCGGACGCATGGCGTTATGGCTGGGGCGGCGGCCGGGGGCCGGGCATCTATCCGCACCCGACCGACGCCAACCATGTCTTCGCGATGGTGTTCGTCACGGGCAGCGTTTCGCTCGACGGCGGCGCCAACTTCGACGGCAAGCGCACGGCATTTCTCGACCACGCCCACACGAAGGGATGGGGTTATGACCGAACCGACTGGAAGCATATGGTTTCCATGTTGCAGGACAGCGGAGCATTCGAGTTCCCGGCGGGCGTCTCCTATTACAAGGAGCTCGGCCTGAAGTATAACAGCGCCGCCAAGAACCAAGCCGGCACGAACGGAACGCCGGTCAGCTTCGCCGCCACCGTCGCCAGCAACAGCAGCCCCGTCACCCGCACCCAAGGGCGCGGCGCGGTCACATTGCACGGCTCGGCGATGACGCTGTTTACCCTCTCATCCGACAACGTGAATAACAAGTGCGTGCCCTGCATCTTCGCGGCTAACGGCGATATCGTCGTCCGCACTGACGTCGGATGGAGCCGCTGTGCGAAGTTCTTCCACCACCCGACCGATACCGGAAAGATCATCCTCGGTAAGTGGTTCATCAGCGGATGGGGAACTACGCCGGGAAGCGTCAACTTCACGGACTACAGCGACCGGGAGGTGCTCGGTTACTCCCTGGTTTCCGGGTCGCCCAAATGGTACTTCGGCGCGGCTGGCTCGAGCGGGACGACCATCTACCGCTCGGCTAATGCCGATGGCTCCGGCGGGACGCTGTGGAAGACCCTCGGGTCTACCTTCGAGCCGTCCTGCACTGCCGTGGATTTTTTTAACGACGGGACGGTTTTCGTCGCGCGGCAGGACTCGGGCACCGGCGGCAAGGCGGGCACGATCGAGCGGCACACCTCCGGCACCAGTACGACCATCTTCAACGCCACCACCACAGTTGCCGCGGCATACTCGGCGCTCGGGATTTCCACGACCGGGATCCCGTTTGGGGACATCGCCTATCTGTTGACCGACCCTAACCAGGAAGGGCGGCTCGTCGCCGTGCTCGATACGCCCGGCTGCCCGATCTTCTTTGAGACGGCCAACGCCAACGCCGCGACGCCGACGTGGACCAACGAGACAAAGAACCTGCCGCATACCTATGGCTGGTATACGATGCTGCATCCGGTGACCGGCGAGCTGGTCACTAACTCCAGCATGGGCGAATTCTGGATGCCTGCCCCGAGCAGCTATCCGGCATTGACTAATCTCAACTACTTCACGGAATGGATGGATAACTTCTACGGCCGGGCCGATGTGCCCGATCAACCCGTCCTTCCCGGAGTGTAATGACGACCGGATCACCCGGCGCGGTCCGCACAAGCGGGCAAATCGCATGCGTCAGCCTTTTCGATATAGGCGGCCCATGCTTCCCTTGGTCGGGAAAGGATTAAATTTGTGCCAGAGAACACTCCGGAGGCGCTCGCATGGCGTGTTGCGCGTTTAGAAGCTGCGCTAGACGCCGAAGTCGCGAGGCGAGAGCGGGAGGGTTCCGCATTGGAAAACGATATGAAGATCCTTCGTGATAAGGTTGACACGCGCGAGCGTAACCTATTCATCGCAGGGATCACGTTTTTAGGCGGCATCATCCTGACGCTGATCGGGGTTCTTTGGGCAAATCTTGGCGCGATCTTCCCCGGAAGAGGATAGAAAGCCAATGACTACCCATCTGCTAAGAAGGGTATTCGTTGCCCTTCTCATAGTGTTACTGTTAGCGATTATGCCAATCGGCATTTGGTTGACGGTCAAGTCTACCGACTACCTGCGTGTGCTAAACTACACATACAATCCGGAAACCGGCGACGTTACCATGGAACGCCAAATGATCCAAGGCGACGTTATGGTGCGCTCGTACATCTCTGTTACCGGCGCGGATGGCCGCTCGTGCTTCTACCGTAGCGAGCGGGTGTTCGACGCCTACGACTCGCACGGAATGCCGGTCGTCAAGGAAGTGTTTGGCGTCTCGCCGGAGCTTAAACCGTGCCTCGCCAAAAAGCCCTATTCGGTTGTGGGGCGATACTACGTCAAGGCGTTCGGGGGCTTCCTGCTCCTCAAGCCGGCCTTTTACTTCGAGCCCCCGAGAGACGGCAGCGCCTATCCCACAAAGGGCGAGAAGGGCGATGCCGGCCCCGCCGGCCCGGCAGGTCCGCAGGGTAAGCCGGGAGTTGGGGCGCCTGCGAGCAAGCCGGGTTAACCATGGACCATCCACGTTTCGACGGGACGATCAGCTTCGGGAACATCCTTGTGGTCCTAACGCTGGTCGCCTCGATCATCGCTGCGTGGGTGGCCAACCGCGAGCGCACATTCGACAACCGTGAGCGCATCATCACGCTATCCGAGAAGCTGGATAGCTTGGAAGTCCGCGTGCGGGCACTCGAAACCGCTCGGTAAGGAGAACCACCTATGATCGAAGACGCCAGCGCCTTCTATGCCAAGTGGCGGGAAGGCTTCGGCCCCCTGTCGCAAAAGGAGGTGGAGGGTATCAACGCCCTCCTTGCCGAGATGGAGGCGCGCGGCTGGGCCGATAAGCGATGGTGGGCCTACGTGCTCGCTACGGCGTGGCACGAGACGGCCGGGACGATGCAGCCTATCGCCGAGTACGGGCGAGGAAAGGGGCGCCCCTACGGCAAGCCCGACGCCCGTACGGGGCTCGCCTACTATGGCAGGGGCCTACCGCAGATCACTTGGTACGACAACTACGCCAAGATGGGCGCCGAACTCGGCGTCGACCTCATCCACAACCCCGACCTGATGCTGACCCTGCCCGTTTCTGCCGCCGCACTGTGCGTGGGCATGGAAAAGGGCCTGTTCACCGGCAAGTCGCTCGGGGACTACTTCGACGGCAACACCGATGATCCGGTTAACGCCCGGCGGATCGTCAACGGGACCGACAAGGCTAACCTGATTTCGGGCTACTACACCACAGCGCTCGCGGCGATCAATGCCGGGTGGGGCGAGCCGAAGCCGGTGGATCGCGTCGCCGAGCTCGAGGCGGATCTCGCCGCCCTCCGCGCCGAGGTGGCGCAACTCCTCGCATGGGCGCCTACCGCCGATGCCGCAATCACCAGACTGGAGACCCGCCGTGGAGCTTGACCCCCGCACCCTTCCCGCCGAGCCGGCCGTGGAGCACGCTAACGTCGCGATCCAAGTCAGCGGCCAGCCAACGAACAAGGTAACCGCCGCTTCGACCGCGGGCGGCAGCATCGGCGCTATCATCGCGGGCGCTATGTCGCTCTACGGGGATGGCGCGATCCGCGAGGTTCTGAGCCAAGTTCCCGCCATCGGGCCGAAGGCTACCGATCTGCTGGTGTTCGTCGCGGTCTCAGCGGCAGTCTATCTCGGTACCAAATACGGCGCGCAGGCCGCGGCTTACAATGTCTTGGATAAGCCCAACGTGCCGCTTGCGCCTGTAGCGCCGATCCCCTGAAGCGAAAGCCCTCCCACGGCTGACCGGGAAGGGCTTTCTGGAGCGCGACGACTCGGCGAGTCCACGCGGCGACACTACCACCACCACCCCCACCAAATCAAGGAGACTGCAATGTTTCGACCCCTCATCCTCGGGGCCGCCGGCCTCGTCGCGCTCGGCGGCTGCGCTGCCCTGAAGTCGGATTATGCCGCCCTGACGACCGAGCAGAAATCGTGCGCCATCACTGAGAGCGCCACCTTCGCCTCGTCGGTTCCCGGCTGGGGTCACATGACCTACGCCCAGAAGGCGACCGCCGTCTCGGCCGGCATCGACGCCGTGGCTCTGGCGTGCGCCATCGACAGCGCCGCGCTCGCGCAGGCCAAGCCGCTTATCTCGGCGGCGATCCAGGCTGCGGCGCTGGTGGAGTAAAATGCTGCTGCATGGCGATTGCCTCGACCGGCTCCCCGAATTGGGTGCCGGCTCGATAGACCTCACCGTCACCAGCCCGCCCTACGACAACCTGCGGACCTACAACGGCACGCTCAACGACTGGACCGCCGAGAAGTGGCAGGCGGTCATCCGCGAGCTGTTCCGGGTCACCAAGGACGGCGGCGTCGTCGTGTGGGTGGTCGGCGACGCCACCGTCAAGGGCAGCGAGACCGGCACCAGCTTCCGGCAGGCGCTCTACGCGATGGAGTGCGGGTTCCGGCTGCACGATACGATGGTCTGGAACAAGACGGTGGTGCAGCCGCTCACGCATAACCGTTACGAGCAGGCTTTCGAGTACAACTTCGTTTGGACGAAGGGCGCTCCGTCTACGTTCAACGCAATAGCCGACAAGCCCAATGTCGGCGCAGGGCGTGCCGTCTCGGGGACGTGGCGAGACACTGATGGGACGACAAAACCGCGTCATGGGGCCGGGATAAAGGTAGTCGCCGAGTACGGACGGCGCGGGAACGTCTGGGACATTGCCCCCGCGATGTCTGGCGGCCAGAGAAACGGCCACCCGGCACCGTTCCCCGAAGCCCTAGCCCGCGACCACATCCTCAGCTGGTCCAACCCCGGCGACGTGGTGCTCGACCCGTTCCTCGGCAGCGGCACCACCGCCAAGATGGCGCTCGTCACCGGCCGCCGCTTCATCGGCATCGAGCGCGACGCGGGATACCTGGCGATTGCCGAGAGGCGGATCGCCGATGCCCAGCCGCCCCTTATCGCCATGGCTGCCGAATGATCCGCCTCGCTCTGGTGGGGGCGCTCGTCGCCCTCGCCGCTTGCAGCGCGCAGATGGCCGATGACTTTATGGCCGGGCCGGAGGCGCGTTGCGATAGGGCTGCGCCCCTATATGACGAAGCCCCGGGCGTGTGGGTTGGAGTGCTGACGGCGGCGTCTTGCGCGGGATAATTGCGCGGGCCGGTCGCTACTCCGGCTAGTGTGGCAGGCGGTCCTGCCCGAAGGCATTAGCGGCCACGTCGCTACCTAGCGGGTCTGCTTTCCCCGCCTCCGCGCCCGCGCACTATACCCACCAGCCCGGAGTATGTCCATGCTTCGCGTCCGTGCTTCCCGCGCCATCTCCCGGAGGCTCCTGCGCTCCGAGCGTATGATTTGCTCGGAGATCGCCATGCGCAAGCATTGGGCGGAGCGGTATGTCGATGCTCTGTTCCTCGCCCTGCGCCGCGAGACGGGGCATTGTGGCAGGTGTCTGGATTGGGAAGCACGGCAGGAGCGGGAGCCGGACACGCTGGACGATTTCCGGGGGGCGGGTTGGCTCTAGGCGCCCTCGCCGCCCGGAATGTCCTCTCCTCCTCAGTCATCGCCCACGATAGGGGTCAGGCGCGCGGCATCTGCGCATCCCATGTCGCCCGGCCGTTGTCGTCACTAACGGACATGACGGCGATCCGGACCTTGCCGCGGGCGTTGCGCTCTGCGGCGACATGGAAGCGGAACTCCCCGTCGTCGCTCATGCCCACCAAGGCCGCGTCGTCGGCGTCCCACCGCCATGCGGAGGCTGATCGAAGCGACGGCGGCAGGCGTAGCACCGTCTCCGGGATCGCCCATGCAAGGGCCTCACGGGTGCGACCCTCTGGCGAGTTGAATAACTCGGGGCTCGCCGCTCTGGCCGCGGTCAGGTCGTGTATTACCGTCTTGTGGTTCATCATCTACGTCTCCTCTATGCCCACGGTAGGGCGGGGCGGGTCAGGCGTCACGGGCGGCGAAGCACGGGGTTGATTTTATCACCATGGCACTCGGGGCACTCATCCCGTTGCCCCTGAACCCATGCGCTTCCGGTCCCGCCGCAGCGCGGACACGCGACCAGAGACTCTAACGCTTCCACTCGGCGCAGGAGGCCAGCGAAATCGGGCATGGTCTGCTTCTCGGCAGTAATCCGATCTTGGGTATGCTTAAGCGCGGTCTTCACTTCTCCATCTCCATCTCCCTCACCCCAAAAACATATGTATCCAATGGTAGAGGCTATGCCGGCACCGCGATAGGGCGGGTCGGGTCAGGCGTCACGTGACGCCCCTAGGATACCACACCCACACCTCGACGTAGGCGGTCCCTGACGTATCGGGGACATAGTTGGGTTTGGGCACTCGGACTAGAACCCACATTTCCTATCCTTCCATGGTCGGGTCAGGCGTCACGGGCGGCGGTCCACCATACCAACTGAGACGCGCGCGAAGGCGTTGGATTTCGTCGCTTCGGGCGCGATCTGTTCCGCCGCTTCATCGAGCCACTGGAAGACCTTCAGCGCCCGACGCTGCGGCAGGTATCCGGCGGGGATGCTCACATAGCCTAAGGCCCGCGCCTTTCGGTGGCGGGCCTGACGGGCGGCGTTGGTGGGGTCGGTCACAGGCCGAGGCGCTTGCATACGGCAGTCTCAATCTCGGTCTCGGACGCGTCGGGGTAGTAGGCGCTCATGATGGCGTCGGAGACGCTGTAGACCTCAAGGTTGTCGTCGCCCTTAGCGAACACGCGCTCTGCGATGCGGTTGAGAACCGCAAGCTCAGTGTCCGTGAAGCCTTCGGTGGTTTCGTCGGTGAAAAGCATCTCGTCTCTCCTTCTGATGACTAAGGTATAACGCTGTTACGCGGTGGCGTCAACAGAAATCGTCACGCCGTTACGCCTTTTTTATCCGCGCTTGCCCGTCATTTCCGCACCCGTTCCACTCCCAACCGGCGCATTAGCGCAAGCCGCAAAGGGATGTTCGAAGGCCGGCGCGGGACAATTGGCGAAATCCATACCGCCCCGCCAGCCCGGAAGCGGTTGAACCCGAGATTTCGGTTTCCGTGGATGCGATACCAGAGGTGAAAGCTGCGGGTCTCTGTCATTTCCGTCCGGTCCCCCACTGATGACCGGCCACCTTACCGCCTTCGGCCTTGCCTGTAACCTTGACCGTTCCGCCGCGCGTGACCTCGACCGTCACCTCGCTCCATCCCATTTCACGCGCCTCCCGCAAGAGCAGGAGCACGGCGTCGGCCTGGGTGTCGCGCTGGACGGCTTCAGTCATGGCTCGTACAGCCATCTTGGGCGTCTCGCGGGCGACGGTCTCGGTCATCCGAACAAGCCTCCCTGCGCTGGCGACTCTGGCGGATAGTCGGCAAGGATGGTCTCCATGATCGCAATCTGGCGGTCGGCGAATGCCTGGGTCATCTTCCCAGCCGACACGAGGCGCGGGTAAACCCGGCGGCGCTGCTTGAGTTCGCGCTCGATGCAGGCGCGCTTTTCGGAGCGGGCGACGGTCTCGGTCATGCGCGCATGTTCCAGAAGCCGATGACGCCCTTGACGCAATCGGCATCGCTCTCATAGTGACTGGCCGGCTCCTGCCACCACGGCGACGGGCACCCACCATCTCGGGAGCACTCGACCCGAAGGGATTTGCCGTCTGCTTCGTCCACAACCCATCCGACTGTGGCGTCTGCGCCGCAGAATGGGCAGGGCAACGTTGCGGACATCGGGATCGGCTTCTCGGTCATGCTCTGTCCTCGGGGGCGCGGAGGATGGCTTCGGCCAACGCTTCGATGTCAACCCAGCCTTCAATGCCGATGATGGGGCCGCCAATTTCGTCGCCATAGAGATAAACGCCGCTCTCGTCGCGCTGGCGTTTCAACTCGGCGAGGATGATCTGCGCCACCGCCCCGGGCGAGGGGTTCGGGCTATCGGTCATTCGCTGTCCTCGGGGGCGCAAGCAGCCTTCAGGCGCTCGAGGACGGCGGGCGTTACGTAGACGGCGCCTTTCCTCGAAATGCAGCAATGCTCGTCGTCCACGATTTCGATTTCGCCGCTCTCGGCCAGAATTTCGGTGCCGGGGGCTACGGTGATCACGATCATGCCGCCGAGCGGGCCGCGATGCGTCGCGTCAATCGCCATCGCCGGGCTCCTGCTGTACGGGGGTGGCGAGGAGGGCGGCCATTGCCAGCGCACCGCATCCCGGCTCGTCGCAATGCGGGTTAGGCCACGGGACCGGGTTCCCGTCGTCATCCTCCAGCGTGAAGCACGGCGGCTCGCCGTAGAAGGCGCACTTCTCTCGGCAGATCGCACGGGCGACACGATCAACCGCCTCGGGCGCTCCGAGGGCGTCATCGATGACGGACTCCACCACTCGCCATGTATTCGCCCGGACGGTTGCGTGGTCTGCGGTCAGCAGGGGCAACTCGCCGCGGACATGCCGAAGCGCCGCCTCCATCCGTTCCCGCGCCTCCCGCTCAACTGCAAGAGCGGCCATATTGCGCTCCGCTGATGCAGTTTCACGATCACGCTGGGCGGTGAGGCTGGCGATCTCGTCGGCTAAGGCTTCAACCTCCTGCGTCGGGGTGCGGTGGTAGCCGGCGGCGATTGCGGCGTGAGCCATTGCCGCAGCCGTGGTCATGCTTACCGCATCGGTGGCATCGTAAAGGATCAGCACGAGGTCGTTTTCGTCGTCTTCATCTCGCTCGTTCATCGTCATCTCCTCAAAACATCCAATGGTCATCATGTAGCGCCCCGCCGTCGTGGTGCGGATCGGCCAGCGTGCCCGTGGTGTTATCGTGCATCTTAGCCGTCGCGCCCGCCTCGAAAAGAAACGCGCGGTGGTCGGTCAGAATGTCATTACCGACGACGTTGTTGTGGGTGCTGTTGAGAAATCGCACCTCGGCGCCAGCGGCTCTGGCGCCCGTGGCGTAGTTTTCGGCTACCCGGTTGAACAGGAAATCGACATCGCTGGCGTGGAAGGCCAGGAACCCCGCGCCCCCGTTGCCGGTGAACGTGTTCCCCTTGATGGTGGTCGTTCCGTGGTAGTCTGGCAAGCCTCGGCGCCAGTGGTCCTGATCGAGTATGACGCCCCAAGCCTCTTTCTCTGAGGTTTCCAAGCCGTTGTCGTGGATGCGGCT